CTGGCATTATCCAATCATCGTTTCTATGTCAAGATAAGGCCCGAGAATTCCAGATACGCGATTAAAGAGGGAGCGGCCTAGGCGGAAAGGTGTCACCGTAAAATCCACTCCCTCAATCTGCCCACCAGCGGCAGTTCTCGATTGAAAGACTTCTACTGAAGTGACGATTACTGCGTTTTCAACGTTTGGATTGCCTACATAAGTAGAAGCGCCGGACAAAGTTGCTGTCCCGGCTGGGATTACGTTCTTCTCAATTATGTCTGCATTTGTGATGGCAGCTGTGAAAACATAAGGCTCGATAAGGTCGTCGGTTACTGTGACTGTGGCGTTAAAAGGTGAACCGCAGCCAGTAACTACGACGGATTGACCCTCAGAGAATTCGTGAATGGTTGAGGTGTAGTAATACGCGACGTTATCGGTTAATTTAACTTTCTCAATTCTCGTCGAATAAGTTACGAGCATAGGGAGAATCAAATTCTCGGAAGTGTCGATTATGTCATTTAAGTAAGTGTCGTTATATAGGGAAGACGAAACGCCAAGGACTGCTCTCAGCTCTGATGCTGTAACTATCGTTGGCATTTCGTCGCCCTTTCTTCTCTAGGTGAGCGGCCAGCTCGGGAGCGGACTGGCCGTCACTTTTAATTACGCGTTGTCGTTTGCTGTGTAACCGCCGGGTAGCTTTGGAGCTACTGCTGCATATCCGTAATACATTACGGAGATTTGGCCGGAAGCGATTACGTTGGTCTGAAGCGTCAGACGTGGTGATTCGTAGAATGTCAAAGCGTCTGGGTTGATTACGTAGATTGAGCCATCGCCAGTTCCTGACAATGAGCGAGATACGTAGAGATCAAGTCCAGCAACATTTCCGCGAACTGATTGTGGTGAAAGTGCGCCACCTGCGTTTGATGGGTTGGAAGCGATGTAGATTGGACGGCCATTGTCGTTCAATCCCATAATTTCAGCCCATACATCCGGAGAAACTACGACGTTGCGAGCAAAGCCGAGTGAGCCGGTGTAAACGTTCTTAGCAGCGTTAGCAAAGAACGCGAGGTAGTTAGCTGCTGTCGCGCCAGCCTTAGCGGTTGAAGCGCTTGCAGTTGCGGATGCGCGAGTTACTGCATAAGCGTCAGTTGCTTTTGCATATGCAAACTCCATTTGACGAACAAGCTCAGTAAAGAACGCTGGGCTCGAACGATCAATGAGCTCAACGCTGACTGTTTGCTGGCCTGCGAACTTCTTGACATCAACTGAAATGAAAGCAGTTGCTTGGTCTGTTTCTGATGGTGTGCCTTCTTCGTTTGTCAAAGCCACCGTTGGGGCGGTATTGATGCGAGGCAACTCAAAGGTCATTCCACTAGCAGCAAGGGTTTCGCGAGATAGAGCATCGATGAAACCGCGATCTCCATTGCTTACGCCATTAATTAGCGTTGTGCTTTGTGGTGTTGGAATGAATCCAGCGTTATCGGTTGTGTTATCAGCTGCTCGAACATATGAGCGAGCATCATCATCTCCAAGAGCAGCGCGGATGCTGTTCTCAAGATATTTCGCCTTTGTGAACTCTAGGCGAGGAGCGGTGTAAAACGCTGGGCGAGATGCCTCAACGGATTCCACCTTGGCAGCTTCTACCGTTTCTTCGGCAGGAGCTGGAACGGTAGTGTCTGACACTTGTTCTCCTTCGGTTGGTTGGTCTGCTTCAGCGGTTGCCGGAGCAGAATCTTCTTGTGGGGCTTCGTTTTCAGATGCGGCTACTTCAGAGACGCGAGCTGAGTCGATTGCTGGATCAGTAACGAGAGATACTTCCTCAAGTGACGCGCTAGTAATTTTCATAACGCCATTATCGTTAGACCATTCGTTAATCATTGCACCTACACTAAAGCCATCTCTTAATCCGGTGGCTGCCTCTTCGAGGGCATCATCCGCAGCAAAAGTCTTAGCTAAAACGAACTTAGCTGTTATGCCCTTATCAGATGCTTCAAAAGAGGCAAGTTTGCCAATAGGTCGAGTTCTATCGTGCTCGAGTAGCAATTTAACGTTTTTCATTTCAATAGAATCTTTGGCAAATACCGTTGGGCCAACTGAAGTGTTGCCGCGCTCGTTCCAAGTAACGATAGTTCCGCTGATTGTGCGAGAAGCAACGTCGGCGGCTGTAATAGCCATTGGTAAGTTAATTTTCATTAGGGATTAGGTCTTCCTCTCGTTGAATTTGCTCAACACTCATCGCGCCGATTCGGTTTAGAATTTGAGCGCCGTTCGCTAACCGCGTTGCTATATGTCATTGAAGTAGTCTCGGCGCTCAGGAAGTAAGCCGGAATACCACAAGCTCTCGCTAATTCTAGCGCCACATATTGACGGGCCTCAGTTAGCTGTAAAGATTTAGGATCAAAACCAATTTCTTTAATATCAACATCAGCATTTAAGAAAGCAGTTGCTCTTGATTGTCGAGCTGTTCTCCAAGCATTTAACAGAGAATTTATTCTTTCCGCTGGTAAATTTGTTCCAGTCGATTTGAGAGCCAACGTTGGCATTGGGTCTTTTGCATAATTAAGAGCGGCGCTTTCAAGTGCCATTGCAGCATTTATAGTTTTACCAGCGCGATTTAATAAACCTTCATCGCCACCATCGAATCTGATAAGTGAACCGACTCCAATGTTAGGAACTGCCATACCGTCAACGCGATAACCAGTAATATTGTTATTCATTGCGTCAGTTTCAACTGTTACGCGATCAGGAGATATTCGAGTCCAAGAGCGAACGCGTCCGCCGTCGGTTGTTGAATACATTTCGAGCACTTGGCCGTAACCAACGCCATACATAAAGATATCTTCAGCCAACCAAGTATAAATAACAAATCCAGCAACTCTAGGATCTGGTTGATTGATAACTCTGTGAGGATCAACGTATGCGCCAGTAATGCGATTGAAAGTTGTTAAAGGTAATGAACCAATCGTTCCGCAAATAATGTTTCTAGCTCTAGCAACTGCTGGAACTGACATAGCGGTTGGGCGAGTGGTAGTGGTAGAACCACCCATAATTTGATAAATAGAATCTTGAATCTGAACTGGCGTTAAAGCCGCTTGAACGTCTGAAATTTTAGACGGAGCAGTGTTTGGAAAGAAGAAATCTCGAATAGCACCCATTAAGGCTAAATTGTAAGGGATATGTGCTACGCGACGATGATATCTACGCCGTCATCTGACTGAGTGGCGTAGTGAGTAGCCATTGCCGCGGCGACTGCTCCCGTAATAACTGCGGCGCTGACTTTTCTTCCAAATATCCACCCACCATCGCCAAAACTAAGTCTTACCGCTGACAAACAATGGTTGGTTAATTCTTCTTGGCTTGAATGAGCCAATCTTTGACTTGAGATGGCTGAGACGAATTCATCGCAGCTAGTTGCGTAGGCTTGGCCGTCAATAGCTTCTAATGGGAATCCGGCTGGAACTAATCGAGTAGTTTGTCGGATAGATAGCCGGGATTTGTCCAAGTCTGAAGCAACTGGACTTGAAACCTATCCCGGTCTATCCGCTGACTAGCGACTAAGGCTGCTTGTCGCCTATCAGGTGATAAATCAACCGCGAGCCAAGTATCAGCGGACGGATCTAGACGCAGACCCTCGACTGCGCAAGCTGCCCATTGAGACGGATGGATGACTGGGTTGATTGTTGAAACCCACAAACAACACACCTCGGTTCTAACAATGTCTTCAGGATCATTGAGAACTGCTCGTATGTTGTCCGGATGGATTGTGTAGCCAAGTGACGGATTGGCTTGTGCTATGCCTTGCCAAAATTGTGCCGAATCGTCAAATTTAATTTCAGGCGGAGAAGACCATTCCCACCAGCCTAAAGACAAATCGTCAGTTAGTATGGAAGCCAAGGCGCGTTCTCTCGTAGAATTTAAGACTACGCTATGTTGGTCTCCGGCGTTGCTGAGTAAGAACGCTTGAGGATTAGGCGAAGCCATTTGAGTAAATCGCAGAGAAGACCAGACATCCGGGTCGTGATATTCGCGAGCTTCATCGAGCCAAATCGAGTCGGGCGCAGCGATTCCTCTAGTCGCGCTATTGGAAGCTCTGACTATATATCTTCGACCGCCAGTAAATTGCAATTCTTGAAATCCTCGCGCTTCTAGCTTCTTAACTAACTGGCTTTCAAGTTCAGGATGCTCGGTAATGATGTTATAGATTTTGTAAAAGATTTCAGCCGAGGTAGTTAGTTTGTGAGCTGTGTGAACTTGGAGCTTTTGTTCTAGTCCAAAGATTCTCCATAGGATTTGCCAAGCCATCCAAGTCGATTTTCCATTTTGGCGAGCTAGCAAAATTCCGTGAACTGGAGTTTGCCATCGGCCGTCCGGTTGCATTCTTAGCACCTGTTCGCTAAGCCATTCTTGCCAAGGTAGCAAGGTTTGACCGTATTTAGCGCAGAATTCGACAAATTCCAAGCCTTTTGATGGATTTTGCGTTAGTTTTGTGTGAATTCGCGGTTTTACCACACCTCGGTAAGCCGAACCAGGCCGAAGTGAGACGAGCTCGGCCGGTTCAGTCCCGTTATTTACCAGTTCAAGCATAATGGCGTTTGGTCGAGCCAGTTCCCGGTATAAAATTCCCAAT